GTTTATAACACCTTTTGTGTTTGAGCAATCAAATTTTTTCGGGTAAGGCTTTTGACATTGTCCAATGAAGAGATTGTTGAGTGGTTGGACACACTTGACAAGGATGCAAAAGCCATTAAGAAAGAACTCTTTTCAATATGCTGGTACATGAGAGGCAGTATCACTTACGATGATGCAGTTATGCTTTCTTACGAAGAACGTAACATGATCGGCAAGTTGATCAAAGACAATCTTGAAGTGACTAAGGAATCAGGATTGCCATTCTTTTAAGACTTACTGCGTAAGTCTATCTATTTCGCTAAAGCTCATAGATCGTTTTCTTCTTAGAACATTTGTTTAGAAGTATTGTTGTTTTCAAGTATTATCCAGATTAATTGGTCACACTTTGCCCGCACAGGGCAAAGTCTAGATCTGCATTATCCGAGTAGCACAGTCACTTAGCGTTACAACATTACAGAGGCGGTTGTCCGGTACCTCGAGTTGCGTCTTTTCACAACGGCGGATTAATACATATACGCTAACATACGCATTAACCGTGTGCTATCACTAGCACGTCTTTTAGCCTTACATAGTTCTTCAAACAATCAAATCGCGGCATTTAGATAGCGATCGTCATCCTTGCGGGTAGTGATTGAGTACTCTTTTACAGCGAAGAGATTTCCGTCCCAGTGACCCGAGGTCCTGTTGTCATAGGCGCATGAAGTTTAGCCTGCGCTAGCCCGTTACTGTATGATTTTTAAGTAGACTTGTTGTCTGAAGAACTAGATCTTGTTGATAATGTGTGAGCCATGTACACGAACTTGTATGTGTCCGTTATAATAATCGTCTGTTTCTAAAACTCTGCGAGCAAATTGTTCTCTCGCTTCAATATAACTGCATTCTGATTTTGATCGACAATAAAAGAGTATTTCTCTGCTAAAGTTTTCAACGCCCAGTGCCAACACATCTTTTGTTAGTTCTGGGCTAGAGCCATAATATGTTTGCCAATCTGAATCTGTTTTACCTCGAATCTTCTTGCGCTTCTTGTTACCATTTTTTAGTTTGACCATTTTATAAGTGGTCTTGCTAAATTTTGCTAATTTTTTGCCAATATACTTCCTGCCAGTCTGTTTATTTGTGATCAAATAAACAAAACCAACACAATCTTCGGGTAAGGTTTCTACTTGAGAGTTTTCGTAAATCCATGACATGCATAGTAATTATGACAAACATGTAATATCACAAATTTTTCTCGTAAATCCAACCCAATTGCTGTGTTTGGTGTAACCAAGTAAATATTGGAGTAGTAAACTCCAAAGTCCACTCGCCGTTCCAGCTCAAATAGTTACTGTGTGACTTAGGTCTACCCACCGGAGTGTACACGGCCCTGTATAAAAAATCCTTGAATTCGTAGCCTTCTATGGTGATTTGTTCTACAATGATGGCCTTGTCGGCCAGTATTTCGTTATCGTTTACCACAGTATCGGTATCAACTTTATTGGTAAACCCAACACCGATGCTGTGTGCGCCATCATCCAAGGTGACATCAAAATTATAAGTATGTTCTTCTTTCAATATGCCCTCGTCTTGTAGCTTGTTGTCCATGGCAAGATAAAACTCTGGCCAGCGATCAGCATAACCAACGGGCTTTAGTGTTATTGTAAATTGTAAACTAGTAGCCATTTGATTCAAAATACTGTTGTAACATTGGAAAATTTTTAACCACGCTGTTATTACGCATACTGTCCAGTTGCTTGAATTTTAACACACACTCAGCTGCCAGGTCTGGATCTTGATTGCCTAATGCCACACTGGCCAAGGCCGCATGTGTCTCTGATATCAAATTTTCTATCACGTGTGCTTGATTTCTAAAGTTGGTCAAACCCTTTATTCGAGATTGTGACAGTGTGGTGTATCTGCTGAGTTGCACTTGAAATTCTGTTTGTAAATGTATTTTTACCGAGTCGGGCAACAATCTAATCTGTTGCCATGCAGGATCTGTAGCAAAGTAACTGTCAATTAAAAAGTCATTGTCCAAACACCAATCAATCAGCTGACTATAGTAATTGATAGTCAATAGTGTAGGAACAGTACGCACCACAAACGCAACGTTTTCCGGAGCATGATCTTTAAAATGAGCAATGTTACTTAATAAGGTATCGATATCACTACCATAACGAACATAATCGTTTGAGAAGTTTACAGTTTCTACACTCATTCCAATTTCAACTCGCTTGAACCGAGCCAATTTGTCCCACAGATGATCTATGTTGTGCATACAGTTAGTAGTAAAACTAAAGCTGAAGTCAGTGCGGTCATTGGCAACAAACAGATCGATAAGTTGATGAAACCGCTTGTTAATAGTGGGTTCTCCGCCAATGATGTGCAGGCTGACCAGATCGGTGGCCAGTAGCGTAGAACAAAAATTGTCCCATACCTGTTGATCGTCTGTCCAATTTAATCTACGCGAATCCTTAATCCACCCCAGTGCTTTGTAATCATTGGCCAGTTTAAAACTGCTGTTGGGACTACACATCACACAGGCCAAGTCGCATTCGTTGCCTAGACTCAAATGGTAACTGACAGGTCGAGTAACAGTAGCGCCATCATTGGCTAGGCTGTATTCAAATGCCGCACGATGCGGACTTTGCTCAAAACTCTTGTAAAAGTTACGATCATAAAACAACACACTCTTTAGATTTTCTTTAATACGCTTGCTGTGGCTACCCAAGCTGTCCTGATGCTGACAAACCCCGCAAGCAGGATTTGGTGTATCGCTCATCTTTTGTAATCGCTCATCACGTAGCCTGCGACTTTGCCAATAATCTTCCACAGGGTAGTTCTTGATATTCCACTCTTGGCCTGCATCTGTTTGTGTGATTAGCTTGCTCATACAGCCACACAGATCGTAGCTACCATCATGATTGATGTGTAGCTCGTACCAGGGAATGTTACAGAATATATCTTTATTGGGCATCTCTACATTTCAATTTACAAATTTCTAAAGGTGCTATCTCAAAGCGAGTCAGCAGTTCGTTCCATAGTGGATCATCTATTATTTCTTTTAGTGTACGTGTCTTGATACTTAATCGATCTCGGTACTTGTCTACAAAATCATTTTCCAGGTAGCCTGAATTAAACCAAGGGCACGGAAATACCAACCCGTCCACGTTGATAAACATTTCTTTGGTCCAGTTAGCGCAACGGGCCCACGGATGCCTATCTACCACACGGTGCAACACCATTGGAACATGTTTGGTAAACACACTGGTATGCACTTCGTATTTGCTAGTCTTTGCAACATACCCACGTATGGGCTTCAATGGGTCAACTCCGTTGACAGCATACATGCCATCAAATTTGCTACTAAGCACAGCGTCAAAGGTATCAAATTCTAGTTCACGTGCTAGATCTTCTATCCAGGGCATCTTGTCTTCGTTGAATTTAAAGTAAATGGCTGACCAGTTCATCGAACACGAGCTGGCCTTACGCAAGGCACGAGCACCTGCAACGATGCTTTCAAAGTTGCTGTTTACTCGATACTGTTCGTTGCTGGCTTGGTTCCACCCGTCAATGCTGAATGTGACTTTGTCATTGATGTGCAGTAACGATCCTAGTTCGGTCCACCATTCTGCGGTTTTATAACTGCCGTTGGTCACAATGATCAAACTAGTATTGTGTCTGGCAGATTTAATGTATCTGACAATTTCTAAAAAGTCTTTGGCATAGATAGGATCGCCTATATCACCACAAAAGGTTATTTCGTGTATGTCTTGTAGCACGTCTCGAGTAAAAGCACGTTGAAACTCCAGTAGAGTAATTTCTCTATTGACCAATTCTGGCCGTAACTCCGTGCGCGGACAGCGCGGACATTTTAGTGTACACTTGCTACTAATCTCAATGTGTATGCGATTGTGATTAAGTAATTTCGATGTCGGTGTTGTAACTAGTAAATCCATTTTCTTTAACCACATGTAGTGTGTTGTTTACACGCCCGCTGAGTTCATCTTTGTGTGACACCAACCAAATACTCTTGTTGCTTTCTCTACTCATCTTTTTAAGTATAGCTAAACTGTTTTCAACACCTGAACTGTCCATGCCCGAATCAACCAGTTCGTCAATGAACAAGAGATTGATTGGCTGATATAAACTTTCCCATACATCACGGAATGCCCAACTCAATGACAAGATCAAGCGATTGCGTTCACCACGACTCAAATTATCAAAGTCTAAATCTCTACCTAGTTCTGTGATGCTGGTAGTTAAATCGTTGTTGAACTTGATGGTATGTGGCAAACCAATGCGATCCAGGTACTGCCCTAATCTGGCATTCAAGTAACTTAGGTTCTGATCAATGATACGCTTACGGATAAAGCTATCTTTGTTGGTTAGCAGTTTTAACAAAAACTCTTGATGCTCTCGAATACTGGTAAGCTCATTGATTACATTGTAGGTGACTTCTTCAACTGCGGTAGATTGCATTTCAACAATTTGTTCTGCATACGGGTCGGTGTCATCCAACTTGGCCGCAAGCTGGTTGATTAGACTATCTACCGTGGCCTGATGATGTATAGCATCAGATTCTTTGTCGTAAAATGTTTCGGGTCGCGGTCCTAGTTTGCCCAGCCCGTCGTGAGCCAATTGTAGTTCAGCCAGAGTGGCAGCATGGGTTCTCTGATTCTCTTCTGCTGTTGATAAGTCTTTCTGCTTCTGTCCCAGTACTTGTTGGTGCTTCGTGTCATGGAATTCCTGCCCGCAGGTATGACACGTATGATTTTCCAGCGA